CCAGGCACTTTCATTGTAATTGAGAATCCCAAGGGTATAGACCCCATAACTCTAGCTTGGATAGCGGTTGCTTCTATAGTTATGGGTGTGGCTGTTGCATTATTAATGCCTGTGCCCTCAATTACCCAAACCAACCAGAATAACAATCAATCCTCGTCTGCAAATAACGAATTATCAAACCGTGAAAATAAAACTCGCGTAAATGGTCGTATCGCAGATATTTATGGTGCCGCTCACGATACCCCTGATCTGATTACTGTGCCTTACAAGGTATATGAAAACAATGTCGAAGTAGAGCATGTTGTTGGTTGTATTGGTCGTGGTCACTATAAAATTAACGGTGCATATGACGGTGAAACCAATATTGTCGATATTGCCGGTGCATCGGTAGAAGTCTTTCGACCAGGCGTCGATATTGTCTCGGGTGAGCCATATTTCTCGCTTGGTACCGAAATTACAACTCCACCCTTAACGGTTCAGCATCAAACTTCTGTTAATGGCCAAGTTCTCCGTCCAGCAGATACGCAGTCTTTAGAAGGTACGAACTATCTTCATTTTGCATATCCAAACGAGATCCTTCGGGCATCTGCAAACAATACGGATTTAACCACTAAGTTTGTAAGTAATGACCGCGTAGAAATCACCAATGCCTCATTCACGTTTAACGGCCAGACTTATGATTTAAACGGCACTTACAGCGTTCTATCAGTTGCTGATGATCGCATGACGTTATCAAATCCGGCGGCCGTTAATGCTAACTGGTTAAAGCTTAAAGAGTTAAATAACCAACAAACTGCAGCTTTGTCACCAAAGATCAGTTCAATAGGTGAAAAATGGATTGGTCCATTCATTCTGGACAATGTTGAACGTAGTCGGGTGCTGTGTAATTTTGTGGCCACAAATGGACTTTATACCGTTTCTTCAGGTGGAAATCAGGGTGCTGTAAACGTCACGATTGAAGTTGAAGTAACGCCGGTTAATGAATCTGGTGCAGCCATTGGCAATCCAATGCTGAAGCAGATCATTTTAAAGGGTTCGGCAAAGTCACGCCAAACGGTTGGTGCAACGCTGGATATGGTGACTTTTCAGGGGCGCTGTAGTGTCCGTGCACGCCGTTTAACTCCAACACCGGCAGTTACCACTGTTGTTGATGAAGTAAAGTGGCAGGCGCTTTACGGTGCTTATCCTTTGCAAAGCACAGTGTATGAGCATGAAACGGTTTTTCGTGCGCGTACTTATGCAACCACTGGAGCTTTATCTGTCAAGTCCCGTAAGATCAACTTCGATCTTCAGCGAATGTTGCCGACTTATAAAAACGGGGCAATGACAACAGAGCTATATCCAACGTCTAGCTTTGCTGATGCTTTGGTATCTATGGCACTCGATGACAAGATTGGCCGCCGTTCGATCGATGAGATTGATCTGGAAAACATCTATCGCACATATAACGATGTAGTTGATTATTTTGGTACACCGCTAGCGGCTGAGTTCTGCACCACTATTGATGATACAAACCTGTCTTTTGAAGAACTGGTTACCAATCTTTGTGATGCAGTGTTTTGTACTGCATATCGTCAAAATAATAAGCTTAAGCTTTATTTTGAACGGCCAACCGATAACTCTGTAATGCTGTTTAACTTCAGGAATATCATTCCGGATAGTTACAAGCATGACCTTACCTTTGGCGTGATGGATGACTACGATGGACTGATCTATGAATACACGGATCCGACCGACGATAGTCGTATCAATATCTATTTGCCAGACAAAGGAGCAAAGAACCCGAAAGAAGTGAAATCCGTTGGGGTGCGAAACAAGTGGCAAGCTCATTTTAATGCGTACCGGATCTGGAACAAGCTTCGGTTTCAACGTAAATCCATCACCTTTGATGCGGCGCCTGAGTCTGAATTGCTTGTGCTACGTGACCGTATTGCCGTAGCAGATTATCGCAATGGTATTCATCAAAGTGGAGAGGTGGTGCAGCAAGAAGGTTTAATTCTCACCCTAAGCCATGATGTAGATTTCATTGCAGGCAAGAGTTATGTGATCTATCTGCAAATGGGGGATGGTACCGTGGACCTGATTCCTGTTACACCGGGTCCAGTCAAGAACAAAGTAGTTTTAGGGCGTTTACCGAACGGGGCCTTAAAGCTTAGTCCTGATGATTTTGTGAATACTATCTATACGGTGGTTAATGACGATACCAAAGGCTCATTGCCTTATCTGGTAGCGAAAAGAGAACCGGCTGACCAGTTCTCAAATACCATTACGGCAATTAACTATGATGAACGTTATTATCTCAATGACAAGGACTTTATTGATGTGCCAGTAGATGATTCACCAATCTACATTCGATATGACCAGCTTGATATTAATCTTGCACGTTTGTATCAGATGCAAAGAGGTGATTTACCAACGACTGGCGAAATCAGTTTTGTAGTTGAAGCAGGTGCATTGGTTTCAAGTTCAAGTTCTTATCGACCGGAAACCAGATTTGTCTATAAATTCGACTATAAGTCTAGTCCTGCAAAACGAGAGTATATCGTTCCAGCTGCATCAGAATTACCTGCTATTGATACTGGTGAGTTCCCACCTGATCTCGTGGTAAATTTGACTATTAAAGGTGCTGTTGTTGGACGTGGTGGTGATGGCGGGTTGCCACATCTAGCTTACGGAGATTGGGAAAAAGATTCAGACTTCAATTTTACCAAAACCCGGCGTGATGGTTTTCAGGGAGCACCAGGTTTATTGAACCGGCACAGCAAACTAAACCTGATTATCGATGGAGGGACGTTAGCTCGAGGCGGCTCAGGTGGTGGAGCAACACCAAGTGGTATTTACACTGGATCATCTTATGGGGTTCAGGGAATTCCCGGTGGTGCTGGAGCACCATTTGGTCGGGTAATGACTGGACAGCCGATTTCAAATGACTCACAAGATTATCGCCTCTATCTGGAGAGTTATTTATTGGTTATGAAAATCACTGATGCTGAAGCTTCGGTGCCCGGTAAAGGTTACCGAACCCAAAATGACCGTTATGGATCTCCATTATCGGGTGATGGCGGTGGATGGGGCGAACGTGGTACCAAGTCTACCAATGGTGGAACATGGAATTGGCAATACCATGGAACGACTGAAGGCCAGCCGGGGCCGGGTGGACCTGCAATTGTTGGGGTGGCACCGCAAACAACTCAATTGACTAACGGAGGGAAAATCTTACAAACACTTTAAACTTTAAAAGAACTTTGAGCACCCAATTCGGGTGCTTTTTTATTGTCTAAAAATATCTGGAGATATCAATGGAACCAGTTTCCACTAGCGGTTTTACAGCACTTTTAAAATTATATGGGATTGCAATCATGGTGACTTTAGCAGTCGGTTTGGTTGCAGCAGTTGTATTAATGACTCGTATGCCACGCTCACCACAAGAGTGGGCAGTTGGTTTGATCTGTACGGTTGTATCAAGTTTGGCTGGCGGCTCATTCATTATTGTGAAGTGGGGACTTCATGAATGGGTTACTGATGTATGGGGGATGATTGCTCTAGGTGGGTTCTTCTTTGTTTGTGGTTTACCCGGTTGGGCTTTAGTCCGTTGGATTTTTAATTTTATAGATAAACAGGAAGGTAAAACGATCGTTGAAGTGATCAAAGAGTTTAAGAATGCCAGAAAAGACATTGAAAACAGTTAATGCCGCCTTCGGGCGGTCTTGTTTAGAAGTACACGTATAAGAGAGAAATTACCTGTTGACACTGCAAGCCGCTGACTACTACGAAAACCTATTGACGACCAATATTATGAAACGACCACCTTCGGGTGGTTTTCCTTTATGTGACATTTAGTAACCAGTTTGTTAAAGTTAGTACACTTTATAACAAACGGTGAATTCATGAAAAAATTATTAGCTGCGGTTTTAATTGGTCTTGGGTTAGTTGGGTGTGCTACCACACCTCAGCAACCATCAGAACCTGTAAAATTTGAAAAGGTTTATCAAATAGATGGATTAAAGCAAGGGCAAATTTATGATGGCGCACGTCAATGGTTTGCTACAGCTTTTCGCTCGGCAAATGCAGTAATTCAGTATGAAGATAAGACTACGGGTTCAATTATTGGCAAAGGTAATATGCCATACCGTTGTTCTGGGTTTGCTGATTGTATGACTGTTACGGCTGGTGATCGAGTGGATTTCACAGTGCGTGTAGATACAAAAGATGGGAAAATGAAAGTGAGTTACGATAATCTTACTCACTATAAACCAGCACAGGTAATTAGTGGAGTTCGATATAATGAAACTAATAGACCTATTACTGAAGACTATCCATCAGCTAAAATAATTATGGATGAATTAAATAAATCATCGGATGAAATGGCTGAGAAAATAAAAACTCAACAAAAAGTTAATGCTGATTGGTAATTAACATGAGCACTCATGGCATGGGTGCTCTTATTTTATTAAGTATTACATTGTAGTGATGATATGAAGAAACTATTTATAACAGCAGGGCTAATGAGTGCTGGATTTTTTGGGTTAACAAGCGTTCACGCAAGTGAATGTGGTTATGAGAAATTGCAAGGAAGTGAATTTTCTTTAACAGATATGTCAAAAAAATATGTGCTTAACTCTTTTTTTGTTGATCCGAATAAGGATATTTTTGCTGGAATTCAACGCAATGAAAAGAATTATGAATCGTTGAAAAATAATAAATTCAAAGTAGTAGAAACAGGCGTGCTCACCAGCACAAATGAAAAGAGATTACTTCCAACTAGATATTCAGAATTTGTTATTAATAATAAATCGTATGTGCATGATAGGGCTTTAGCCTCAAAATTATTAACATCTGACTGTAAAACTTATTATTTAAGTGGAGGTTTAACTTTAAGACCAGAATCTACGCAATTTATGTTTTTAAAAGCCGATGGTAGTAAGGCTGATGAGGGGAGCTATATTGAATTATTTGGAAGTGCTCTGAAGCAAAAAGACACTTCTGCATCTGTAATTTTTGATCGTTTTGAAAAAATAGTTAATATAAAAACTAAAGATTTCGATAATATGTTACTGCGAGGGACATACAACCCAACAACAAAGAAACTTTTAACAAGTCAATTGTATTTGAATACATCATTCATAGGTAAATGGGGGAATATTCAAATTGCCTATGATACCGATGGAAATACTCATGAAGTTGTGAAAATTGATCGAGATGCAGACTGCTCTAATAGGTATATGGACTGTAAATTAAGTGAGATAGTTGGAGTATCATTGTCAGAACCATTTCTAAGAAAAAATAAAAATGGCTTTGAGCTAAAACTTAAAGGTCAACAAGATCGGATTATCAAAGTACCTTCCGATATGGTAGTTTCATTCTTAGATGGATTGGATGCTGCGAAAAAGAAATATTAAGATAGAAAAAAGCACCCTAGGGTGCTTTTTTAAGGCGGTTAACAATCTTCTCGGCGATTTTTTCGATGCTGTCATCAGTAATTGATACCGTTTTTTCAATAGACTTTAAATATTCGGAGTATGGAGGAAGCCCCATTCCAACACCTTGTTGCTCTTGAGTTAGTCCCTTGTCAATGAGCTCAAGCATTGCAGAATTTAGTGATAAGTTGTTTTGTTCTGCATAATTCACAACATCATCATATTGATCTTGGGGCATTCGCACTTGTGTGCGTTTCCAATCATCTTGCTTCTCTCTACTCATGATAATGTCTCAAAAATATTTGACACTAATTCTAATGGTGTAGTATCTTACTGTCAATGACATTATTTTTAATGTCAAAAAGCCCCTGAACTTTGGACGGCTAAGGGGCTTCTATCAACTTTCTAAGAAGGAAAAATTGACATGTCTAGTTTAGCATTAAGCTTTAACGAAGTGAAATTTAATCCTGTTGTTCGAGATAATGGCCAAATTTACCTAACGGCGGGTGAGTTGGCGCAGGCGTTAGATTATAAAAGTGTTAAATCTGTAAGTAATCTTTATAACTCGAATAAAGATGAATTCACGGATTCAATGACTCAAGTCATCGAATCCTTGACATCAGGGAATATCGAGGTCACTGATTCAGTGACCTCGAAACAAACACGAAATTTAAAAAAGAAAGTTCGAGTTTTCTCACTACGCGGTTGCCACTTAATAGCAATGTTTGCCCGCACTGCTGTAGCGAAGCAATTCCGCAAATGGGTACTTGATGTTTTAGATAAAGAAGTTGGCACACCAGTTGCCAAAACCCACAAATCCGAACGTGAACCCCTAACCAATGCTGTAAATCTTCTTGTAGCTAAAACTAAGCATTTGAATTACAGCGATGCTTATAAATTAGTTCATCAGCGTTTCAATGTTCAGCATATTGATGAAATCCCATATGACATGATTCCTGTTGCAGTGGAATATGTTCATCATCTGATTGCGATGTACAGTAGTGCAGAGAAGAAGGCTCAAGGTTCTTTATTTGATAATGAAACATTGGGTTTGGTTAAGGATCTGGTAGATGCAATTATTTCCCAAAACTTTGTGACAAGCAAAATCTATCGTGCAATACACATGCTTAGTAATGAACAAGGTCACTACTTAGCTGAATATGCGTTTAAAACCAATATTGCAGTTCTAAAACTCACTCGAACAATGGATTTAAGAGGACCTCTTAATAGAGAAATCATTAGTGATGATTTAAAAACCATAAGCTACACAACAGGTAATCAACATTATGGCGACCGTTGGTTTCACCCACTGATGGAGTCAAGTCGATTGATGGGAGTACTTGAAATTTCAGGTAGTCTGATTCGTCACTAATAAAATCAACTTAACAAAACCCACTCATCGAGTGGGTTTTTTAATACCCAAAACAAAACCCCAGTAGCGCTAACTACCGGGGTTTTTCATTCCACCCACCGACGAAAGTAAGAGGAAAGTAAATCTATATGGAGCATTTTAAACCAATAGTGGAGCTTATAAAAGTGTCTATTGAAAAGTATGGCTTATGGCAAACAATAGTTGCATTTATTCTTTTGTTTTCCGTGCCAATCTTAATGTGGAAGTTGGATGTAATTATTGCTTCTATAAAAGCATGAACCAACTTGAAAAAACTGCGCCACCTTCGGGTGGCTTTTTTACGTCTAAAGGAAAGTGAAATGAACATCGAACAATATCTTGATGAGTTGATCAAACGAGAAGGCGGGTACGTAAATAACCCAGCAGACCGTGGTGGTGCAACTAAGTATGGAATTACTGAAGCAGTTGCTCGAGCAAATGGATTCAAAGGTAATATGCGAGATTTACCTCTGGATGTGGCCAAAGCAATTTACCGCAAAAACTATTGGACAGCTCCGCGATTTGACCAAGTAAATACAATCAGCTCAGCAGTGGCCGAAGAGCTTCTAGACACTGGTGTGAATTGCGGTACCGGCTTTGCAAAACCTCTTTTACAACGAGCTTTGAACTTACTAAACAACCAAGGTAAAGCTGGATATGCAGATTTAGAGGTTGATGGTGTTTATGGATCTGAAACTCTTAGAGCTCTAAAAACCTATCTGGCCAAACGCGGGAAAGAAGGCGAGAAAGTTCTGGTGCGAGTTCTCAATATTATGCAAGGACAACGCTACATTGAAATCTGTGAGCGTAATCCAAAGC